TTAATTTGATTTTTACACAGACCAGAACCAAAAGCATGTATCATATTATGCTTTTGAGTGCACCACTCTAGATTTTCAATCCTATTGTCTGTCTTGATACCATTTTTATGGTTTATTACCGGATAGCCCATTTTATTTTCCTTAAAACAGGAAGCCACTAATCTATGCAGTTTTATTCTATGGGGGACTTTAACAGACGCATAGCCCTGTTGATCAATATTTGGGATTAAGAAAGATCCTGCTGAAATTGAAAACACACGCCCGTCTGAGTATACGATGTATTTTCCTAATTGCTTGTGCTTCATTCCCATAATCTGGATTTTGTTTTAATTTTTTATACAGGAAATCCTTTTGCTCTCCGTCTGCTGATCACCTCAAGACCCTGGTTCCAGTTATTCTCACTGCGGGTATACGTTTCATCTCTCGGTGCCTTTCCGTTGGAATAGTGATTGTGCGGAAACTTCAAGTGAGGCGCATATTTAATCACCCCGAGTCGTTTGCATGTCTCATACAAATCGACATCCACATGCATCGACAAATATTCAGGATGCCAGAAGTATTTTAACAATTCATAGAGTTGTCTATTCATCATTGGTATTGTACACACTCCAACATTGAACGGCTGTAAACAGTCATCAACCTTCAACAACATTGGTTTCTTAACATTGGCAAACTCTGCCTCAATTAGTTTATCCCAGTCTTTAGGGCAGTCAAAGTCGTCGCTTAGGTATACCAAAATTTCGCCTGCTGATTTCTCGGCCGCAACATTGGTTGCCTCAACAACACTTCTGTTTTGATTTATCAGAACCACCTGCCACTTGAATCCTAAATAATTTTCTAACTCAGGATCGCTTTTATCCAATGATAGGATGTGCTCCACTGCGCCTGTAGACGAATACGCCCATCGTTGATAAGCAATGTCAGCTTTCAACGGACGGCCACGACTTGGATGTAATAGGCTTATCATAGGTAGTGAACTGGTATTCTGTGAAGTGTTAGCCAAAGTGATGGACAGCGCTCCAGTACAAATGGGCAGAGAGGATAGTCAGTCATTCCCAACTTCGCCTGCACGCTTTTAAGGTCTGCGTCGCGTGAAAGTGTTCCATACTTTGAGGGCTTTATCATGAGTTCGTGCAGTTGCTCATCTGTTGTTATCACGTCAATGGCGGGTTGCAAAAACTCCTTCACGTATCGCTTGTAAATGTCGGCCTTAGCCGCGAAAGCGTTCTGATATATCGGATTACGCGCCTCTGAAGGCATCTTCAGTCCGACTTTATCCCACAGTAGCGTGATAGCCTTCATAAAATCCGGGTGCCACTCTCGGGCCATTGCAAGCATTTGGTGGCGGTGGCTGTTTCGGGTGAAAGACAGCACGTCAAAATCTTTATTGAGTTTTTCAAAAGTTATCGGAAGACTACCCCAAGACTTTTTACCTAATTTCCAGCTACATACTGCAATCTTTTCCTCCTGAGCGACCGGTACAAGGCGACTTATCACCTCGTTTTCAAAGAAAATAGTCAGTCCCTTGTTCTCGATGGGCTTAGCGAATGGATAAAGCTCGTTCAGGTGCTCCTGCTTGTACCAAATCTGATAAAATCCTACACTCATTTACGGCTGCATTAACCATCCACGGACTTTTGTCCAGCAAGTGCCGCAGGACATGCTCAACTTTTGCCTTGTTTCTTGATAAAACAGGTTGAAAGCCTCCTTCCAAAGAGGATCTGAGCTATTACTATCGAATTTTCCTTGTGATTTTAGTGCGTTGCGAAGTTCTATCCTCGTCATGGACCAATATTAAAAAAATTTAACGTACCATGAAAGCAAAAGCCCCCGGATTTCTCCAGAGGCTTCTATAAAAATTAGGGAAACTAGATCGTTTAGAACTGTAACGCCTGCACCAGGGCCAATGTTGTGGCGTAGTCAGTCTTTAAAAGCACCCTGTAAGGCAACATCTCCTCACCCGTCAGTGTGATTTCGCTAACTGTGTTTTCGCCCTGAGCCCTGCCTGTTGGTCCTACCTCGCCTTCAGTAGCCGTCAATCCGTTTTGAGATCCATAGATTCTGAACTCGTTGTTGTTGGTCAGAACAATGGCTCCCACGGTCGCTACAGTAAGATCTGCGATGGTTTTAACCTCAGCAGGTGTATCTGCCACCAGTCTCAAAATAACGTTCTGTAAGAAGGTCACAGAGCCGGAGTCGGTGTTATAGTTTATTGGTGATGTGGCAGAATGTGAAAACTTGCCAGCGTCAAACAAATACAATCCATCGTATCCGGTGAACTCAAGACCTGTTACGTATCCGCTCCCGTCAGGGTCTATCGGAGAGCGTAACAGATCGAGATTGAATAGCCATACCTTCTTAACCCCTGAAATTCGGCGCTTGGCAAGGCATGAATAATCAATGCCTGATCCTATGCCGCAAAGTACTTCTGCCATAGCCTTATTGTTTAGAGGTTAGAACTTATTTTGCCCATGCAATCAAATCACACTGTGCGAAGTTGTAGCCGAAACGCATCCGGCCTTTGATAAGGTTGGAATTTGTGCGGCAGTCGAAGCAGCTTGTCAGGTTGTTCAAATCGCTTGCACGCTCAACACCCAAATAGTGATTGGCTTTTGTGGTGTAGATAGCGAAGTGACGAATCTTATCGTACCAGTTATGTGTCGAGTCGTTTTCAAGCGCGTCGTCAAGCACAGGCAGCGGCAGCAACTCGATACCACGATAACGGAGTCTTTCGATACCATCCTGGCCAGCCTTCCAGCTACCTTCGTTGCAACAGTTTTCAAGTACTGAAGTCAGGTAGTTTTCAAATACCGACTGAGTAACCCAGAATACCTTTTGGCTATTAGGCAGTGACTTTAGACGGATATTTGCTCCGTTGTAAAGTTCCTTGAGAATGTCGCGTGCCTGGTCAGTTGATACAGTCGAGTTGTGAGCATTGTTGAAAGCGTTTGACACCTGCTTTACGCAGTATGCTGTCTGTGCATCAAAGAACTTAACAAACACGCCGTCAATTTCTCCCCACACGTTTGTAGATGGCAGGCTATTATCACCCAAGAATGTCTGTTTGATTACATCTGCCTTTGCTGTCTCGATGATCTGTTCGAAAATCAACGACTGAAGGTTTGACTGGATTTGGTAGGCATCCACTCCCATTCCAGTGTACTTATCAGTGATGAAAGTACAAATGGCATTGAATTCCTCTTCGCACCACTCATGATTAATCCGGAAGTCTCCTGTCATCAGAAGTTTATCGGTCATTGATCCGCCCTGAGTATAAACAGGGTCGCAAGTACCGCTTGCACGTGTCAGCACACTGCTAAGAGCGGTTAGGTAGTGCAATCTTTCGCCGCATCGCACACCTTGACGAATTGTGAATAATTCACTCAATGCCGGGACTCCAATCTGGATCGGCTTTATGAGTTCTTCATTCAGCTTGCCATTGTAAGTGTAGGTAAAGTTCGGAGTATAATCCGAGTTTACAGGACGAGGCGCGAACGCCTGGGGAAGGTTTGACTTTGTCATATTTAGTCGGTGTTACGAACGTCTGCAATGTTTTTCTTGTACCACGCCTGCATAGGGTCGGCTATCTGGCCTTCCTTGTTAACCGGACGCGTTGCCATCTTGGGAGGCGTAGGATCTCCGGCCGTTTGGGCTTTGATCTTGTTAAGTTCTTCCTGGATGTTTTTAATATCCACGTTTGCGCGTGCTTCAGCCTTTTGAGCGCGATCCTCAGCGGCGGCAGCGGCTTCATTCTGTGCGCCAAGTGCACTTTCAAGCTCTTTTATGCGGGCCTCAGCAGCCTCAAGTTTTTGCTTCAGTTCCATATCGTCTTTATTTTCGATTGCGTTTTCTGGTTGGTCTGTGGCTACTGTCACCGTCTCAACAACTCCTTCCGTTGCTACGGTGAATGTTCCGGCACCTTCAGCGAGTTCGTAAGTACCTGGAGGCAGTTTTGATCCATCCTCAAATGTGACCGACTTACCTTCCCAGTTGCCATCTTCAGCGTCCACCTGGATGATTTTACCATCTGCGAGGGTAGCGGTGAGGTTTACAGGGGCTTGGTTTTTGGGGCTGATAAATTGGCTGAGTTTCTTACCCAATGCTTCTATCGCCGCCAGGATTGTATTTTTATCTTCCATCTCAATAAGGTTTTTACCTGCGAAAGCTACTGCCCTTTGGGCGCTGACAACCTGATCTACAAACCCCAGTTCTTTGGCCTTCTCTGGCAACATCCAGTTGTCTGTGTTGGACATTTGCCATAATTGATCGTCGGGTAGCTGTGTGCGTTTTTTGTAAGTTGAAACTAAAAGTGCTCGTATCTGGTCGAGCTGTTCGGCACCGGTGCGAAGCTGATCTGCTGTTCCTCCGTAGCTTGGAAAGCTAGGTTGGTGTATCATGTAGTGGCTGTTCTCCTGAATTACCAGCTCGCCTGGTGAGGCAGCCCCCGCAACGAGGGTCGCTATCGAAGCGCAAAGTCCCTCTATTTGTACTTTTATCTTTTTTCCTGTGTTCTTGAGTGCATTAAACATCGCCAGCCCTTGATAGACGTCGCCGCCTGGACTCATGATGTGGACTACATAATCGCTGGCTTTGGGGTCGAGCTCCTTGCGGAAGTCCTCGAAAGAATAATACTTTTCCGTCGCCCCTTTGGGCTTATCTCCAATAATGCCGTAAAGCCAGATGTTGCCCGTCACGCATGTGAATTACGGTAGGCTTTGGATAACAATAGTGAAATAGAAATTTCAGAACTTCTTAATGATGAAATAGACCATCCTTTCAGATAGCCGGTATTCCTCGGCAGCGTTGGCGATGGCCTGTGGTTTGGAGAGTCCTGATTTTATGCCGGATTGGTAAAGACTGTAAACCTGCTCGTGTTTGGTCACGTGACATGGAATAATCCCGTCGCGGATCATTCTTTTGATCGTCTCCTCATTCAGGCCGTATTTGTCAGCAATGTTCATCGCTTGGATATTTGCTCTTTGACCTTGATACGATTCTGGACTTTGGTGACCTCCTTAACTGATACTTCCATAGGAGGCATGTTTTTAAGTACGTTCGCTATCGCCAGACTTTGATTTGCTCCCTGCACTGAGGTGTTTGTCGTGAATCCTCCGTCCGCATATCCTATCCTCATGCGTTCAAGGCTTGCTATGTGTGGCTGTGCTGCCGGACTATTAACGAGGCGTTTTGGTACAACGTATTCGTCAGCGTGAACAACTCCAACGGCTTTCATCTTCTGCCCTGGTCCTGTCCATCCACCTTCGGCGAACTCTACACCGTTGATCTTTGCCACGGCCTGAAGACCTACCAATATTGCGTTTGCATAAGCCAGCGCACCGTATATGGGGCTTATCTCAGATCCTGAAGCCAGAGCAGCAGTAGCCGCGAGGTAGGTGTTGACCAAAGCCGAAGCCGAGGCAAGAAATTTATTTGCTACCGATCCCTCCTCAGCAAGTGTTGACGCCGTGCTTAAAAACGTAGCCGTTAAAGCCAGTTTTTGTCTTTCAACCTGCTCAGTTACCAAAAGCCCTTTCTCTTGTCTCAGCTTTTCCTCATCCTGAAACTTCTGGTTCATCTTGGTGAGGTCCGCATTCATCCTCTTGTTAATGTCAGTGATCAACCTTGCCCGGGTGCTAAAAGCATAAACAAAAGGATCGCTCTGCGACTGTGTAGGAATATTTTGTGCCCTGCGGTTTGCGGCTTCCAGTGCTGCCTGTTCGGCAAGTGCTTCGTTTTGTTTCTTCAGCGCCTCAGCCCTTTTCTCAGCATTTGCGGCAAGTTGGTTGGCAATCTTTTCCTGGAAAGCAAGTGACGAGCCACGCGCTTGCTCGAGCGCCTCGACCTTCTCGACAATCTGGTCCATCTGATCGCCTCCAAGTTTGGAGGAAGACAATAGACGGTCTATGTATTGATCGAAAGTCTCATTTGCCTGCTGCTGGAATTCCTTGTCAGCACGTAAGCGACGGGCGGTAATAACCAGATCACGACGAGCCAAATCTTCCCGTGTACGCACTAAATCCTGTTCGAGCTCCAGCGCACGGTTTAGTAATTTCTCCTGCTCGTCAAGTGACAGATTGCGGTTCTTCGCAGCGACTACCAGACGTTTAATCTCGTTCTCAGTCTTTGCGGTTTCAATTCTCAGTGCCCTTTGTGAATCCTCCAATTCCCGGCTGGCGTCCAGAAACAGTTGTTGTTGTTTAACAGCGTTTCCGATCTCCTCAGCAAGCCCCGAAAACGCCTCTCCTGTTTTAGCTATTGCCCCGTCAATATCACCACTGAATAAAGCTATCAACGCCTCACCCAAAAGTGCAACACGGTTTAACAGGACTTCAAAAACTACGGAAACGGCATTTGTGACGTTCTCCAGCTTGTCCATCAGCGCGTCGTTCTTTGACAGCGCCGTTGACAGCAGAGCGAACACAGCCACGAGTGCAGCGATGATCGCACCTATCGGCGTAGCGATGAAGGCAAGCGCCTCCAGCGTCATGGCCTTGAATCCAGACGCGCCTTTTTCCAGTCCGTCGGCCAGTTTACCAAATGCAGGGTTTACCCCCTCAAGTGCTGACTTATAATTACCAATGTTTATCTTCTGCTTTTCTATCGCAGATACATTGTCCTTTATCTTGGAAGTGTTGGCGTCTATCTGTGCGTTGAGTTCAGCGGCACGCTTGCGCCCCTGCTCAGATGCAAGGTTTAAGGCATTTCTTTCATTGCGCAGTTCCTTGTTGGCCGCCGTGAGCGATTCAATTGACTCTATAGATTGCTCTACGTCAATTTCGAAGTCAATTACGACTGTCTCTTTACGGTCTGCCATATCAAATCTTTATCAATTCTAAAACTGCCGGTAAAAACGAATCCTTATACCCAGTGATCCGGTTCAAATAATACCTGTTCTGTGTTTCCTCAGTCAGCACCCGGATAGGAGAAAGAAAATCCATGTCATTGTAAACCGATAGCGGCAAGTGAACCGTACAAAACAACTTAGCCGGATCATTCAAAACCCGCATTATCAAACGATAATATTTGTCGATCAGTGTCTTTTGATAGTCACCTTCCGCAAAAGACATTGACTCTGGGTAGTCCCGGTTTATCTGCCTGTCCATCTGCATGAGCCTGGAGAACGCCGTCGCTATTGTCGTGTAGTCTGTAACCTCCAGCCTGAAACTTGGCAACGAACTAAGCCCTGATACCGGATACAATGGCACCTGATGCATTATGAATACCTCGTCGCTGCCACCGTATTCATGAAGCAGTCGCGCCGCCTGGCCTGTAGCGTCGGTGTTAAACTCAACCCCGTAAATTTCTATCCATCCCGTTACGTCCGTTGCGATTACCAGCCAGTCGCCGTTGTACTCTGGGTTGGTGCTCTCTGTGATTCGCACTAAATCACCCTGCAAAAATATGTTCTCTTCGACTGTTATTCTGGGGCGGTTTAAAGTGCCTGCCACAACCGCTGTAAATCCTGTGCTGCCTGTCTCCGAGATCTTCACGATGTCGGTTTTCTGCATGCACATATCAAACACTGGGTTGATGTAGGTTATTGGAAGGGTGAACTTGCTTTCGATAACGGTGACGGTGTCCTCAAGGAATCCATTGTCAATTTGAATCACCCCGTTACTGAATGGCAGCGTGCGGAGATTCAATGCTCTAAACTCGTCTGTCTGGTCAAGTTCCTGCATGGTCAGCAGGCTATTCTTTCCGTATGAGGAAATGAATTCGGTATAATCGATCTCAGTCTCTGAAATGTACTGCGATATGTCTATTGATGGCTTGTCACCGACCTTTTCAAACAGATTTAAGGTTAGCGTCTTTGTCCCTGAGTTGTAGCTTGGGATGACATTAAACAGCTTCATGATCTCAGAGACGTATTCCTGCTGCGTCCAGTCAGGCACCACAGATGCCCCGGTAACCGCATATACGAATCGAGGCGTGATCTTCAGTGACCCCGAAAGCACATCGTTCTGTGTAGATCCGCCAGACTGTTGCCATTCTGAATATACCTCAAGAGTGTCACCTTTGTTCAAAGTAATAGTCCGAACCATTTTGAAAAAGTCGTTGTCTCCTGCGGTGGAGCTGTTGTAAAGCCCCCCGGTTCCTGAAGCCAGACCAATGTCAACGAATGTATAAACGCCGTTTATGTATAGGTAAATCCTGTTGTTATAGCTGCTGTTAACTATCTGAGGTTGCAATATTACCTCCAGGTCAATGACCATTTTAAATGGCGCTGTGAATACGTCTGTAGCCAAATTAAACGGCGCAAGATCGCCCATGAAGTACGGGAACGATGACACCGTGTCGAATGATACTTTGTATTTGACGTTTTCACCCGGACGGGCTGTTGTTGTGTTCTTGCCTGCGTAAACAGACGCCCCGTCGATCAATTCTTTAGAGGCTCCGTTCTTTATGGTCACCGCTGTGTCGTAGTCCGTGCTTTGAAGTAATTCACCCTGTACCTTAATCCCATGCGCATTGAATACACGTTCAAACACAGACTTAACATAAATACCCGCAACAAAATCCTCTACTTTAAGCTGCGCTGTTCCACGTGAAACAAGTCCTGAATTGTCGAGCAACGGAAAGACAATACCCTCCTTTGCGAATATTGCTGCTGCTATTGTAGACTGACTTAGTTCTGTATCAAATTCGCTCCAGTCCAAATCTGTCATATCGCCCGACAGCATACCGAACCAGTTGTTATTTCCAGCAAAGAATGAGCAGTCTATAACCTCTTTTAACCGTTCAACCCTTAAATATCCCTTAAATAACTCTGCACCGCTATCGTTAAGTAGGGCCGCGTCGATCCTTTGGTATACAGGCTTTGAGATGTTGTCAGGCTGAGGGTTGCCGAGGATCTTAATATTGTTGATCGTTCTGGGTAGACTAAACTGATAGCTGAAGTCGCCGTCCGCTGTGTCTATGGACTCGAGCAACTTGACTTGCTTTTCCACCTCGACAACGTCGTCGAAATCCAGATATTCGTTATTTACCCTTAGCATCATACGGTTTGCCCTGGTAAGTCGTCTGTATAACTTGCGGTGAACGCAAAGGCGTGCAGCTTGTCGCGCTCACGATATATCGTTATCGAGTCAGTGTCTACAAGCACTGTCCTGCGGTTCTTTTTTGTGTCTAGTATCTGAACCAGAACGCTATTCTTGATTCCCTCTGACAATTCCGTAGCCGTTGTCTTATCTATGGCGTGAGTCCTGAGTACGATAGACTTTCGTGTCTTCCTGAATGTTTGTTTTCTGATGGTGTCGGCTTTGTCGTCGTAAGACTTGCCCCACCGTGGAAATATGTTAGTCTTCGTCTCCCCTGAATCAACTACCTCATGGTTATAGTCTGCCTTCCCGACCATAGGCCAGTATTCAAACCCTCCCAGATTGTTAAGCCATGTGATGTATATCATTGCCCACAGAATATTTGAGGATTGCTTCTGGCCTTCAATATCAAAGTAGTTTCAGCCATTTTATCCGCAATGGCTTTATGAACCTCGTCAGGCATTCCTTCAGGCCATTCAATAGAAGCCACCAAATCAAGCCATTCCTGAAGTTTAATTTCTAGTTCAAAGTCTCTCATAAATCATTCCTCCAAAAGTCTAAATCCGTCATCTTCAAGTAACCTGAATCCATCGTCTTCGAGCAATCTGCGAGACAATTCTACCACCTCGCCACCGTCAGCCGTCTGCACGCAGCGACCTATAATGTCAATGCACAGTTCCGTAGTCAGCGCCAGCGCCTCACCTGCCGGAGACCCTGTGAAGTCAAAGTCTGTCAGCGTGTAGGTCTTCGTGTTTGGCAGGGTCAGGTTCTTGATATAAACACCTACACGTGAGGCATCGACCGCCGCGTTGAGTGTAACCGACCCCGTTATTGTTCCTGAGCTAAAATGACTTCTTTGCTCGTAATCCAGCACATTGCAATTGTCGTCAAGTATCGCAATCCTAACCTGTGTGATAGGTGTTCCGGCACTTGAGTTTATGAATATCTCGTATGTAAACGAATGATCCAGCCCGGCACTTGTTGCAAATGTCCTGTACAAATACCCCGACTCGCCCCCACTACCTGGAAGTGTGATTGTAGGTGAAGCTCCAGTAGTCCAAGTAGCACCTCCGCAATTCTGCATCAACAGCCGGATGATGTTCAGCTGGTCTCGGGCAGGAACTGCTTGCTTATAGGCCTGCACGCAGTACTGGTCGTAAATGTCGCTGAACTCCAAGGGTATGCGGTAAACGCCTATCCCCTGATCGTCGTATAGTACAGATTCAGTTTCATAGAGGTAATCGTTGGCGTATTTCTTTATCCTTATCTCCAGATCACCGCCCAGGTTCTTTATAAACGAAGCATCGAAGTACTTGCCCGCAAGGCCGATAGGATTGGAAAGGTTGGTGAGCCATTGCGCCGGATCGCCTGAAGTGTAGACGTAGTTTGAATAAAACCCTGAATACACATTCTTGAACGGCAGTTTCCCCGCAATAGCGTATCCTTGAAAACTGTCCTGCTGAAAACTTGAGGTGCTTGTGTTGATTGAGTAGTTATCAGAGGTGTCGTAAGTCTCAGCCGTGGCGATATAAAACCCTGTGGAGAAATCGATGTTCAAGGGCTGCGAGAACACCAGAGGGTTGTTTTTGATCGATACCTGCTTGCGGATGTAGTCGGCAACAGAGAACATCACCATGTTGTCTTCGTCAGGGGTCAGCGACAGCGTGGCCACGAGCTCTACAGGTTTCTTGCTCTCCCACGGATGCCCTGAAGGAAGCCCCGCGTAGATGTTTACTAGTACTTGGTAGTTGTTGTAGTACTTCTGAACTGTGGTGAACGTGTTTGCAGCGTCATACGGAAGATCAATAGTGACTACCGATCCTACTTGTTCTACTACTTGATAAACACCGGCTGCCGTTCCGCCTATGAGTTTAATGTACTCAAAAGCCTGCGTCCCTGCCGAACCAGATAATGTTAGTGAGGTGTAGCCGTTGTCGTCGGCCTGACTTGATACCGTCCTGATTGTGTCTACAGTGTTTGTGGGCCAGTGGTCGTTAGTGGCTTTGTAAACTATGGGCAGGAATATAGAGGACCATTCGTGGGCTGTGGTCTGGTAATAGGTGATCGTTACCGCCTGATAGAAGTCTACGTAGTCAGCAGCGGCGTTTTCTGAGATAAGGAATTCAGCGGTAGTGGTTACTGTGACGTACCAGAATCCGTTGTACTCGTCGAGGTCTGAGTCTATGTATACGTAATCGCCTGTGGTAAGCCCATGCCCCGGAAACACAACGACAGCCTCGCCACTCACTGCGGTAGAGACAGTGGCGGTTAATGCCTGGTCAATGATGTTTAACCCCTGGGGACGCTGTACTACCGTTACCATTTCATATTCTTTACTCTCAGTATCAGATCATCGGCACCGCCTTCAGCAAGCGCCAGACTAACGTTATTTATGAATTCATCTACTGCCGGATCTACTATGTCTGTCCTGCCTCCCTTCAGCCACAAATCCGTACCTCGCCTTTGTATCACCGTAGCAATGGCCCACACCGATTCAAGATCGATTCCCCGTGCCTCTACCCATCTGGTAATATTGGAGATCATCTCACGGCTAGGCTTCTTGTTTGGTGTTGGCTTTCGCCCCGTCTGCACCGTCATGAAGTACGGCCTGCCTATGAGCTCAAGATGAAATTTTGTCCCCTCCTGCTTTACCTGAATTCTTAACGAGCGTCCTGTTTCACCTGTTGCCCACATACCCGCCGCGCCGATGTTTGCCCGGATGTTGTTGGTGAGCTCTATACCCTCGTCGTTGAGTAGCTTGTTAATGTCAAGCATACAGTTCTTCGTTATCAGGTGTGCAATACTCGAAAGAGTCTGAGGTCACCATCTGGAAAGTAAAAAGCCACCCTGAGTCTATGTCGGCGTCCTCCTTAATGATAGTAGTTTGGTTGATGTTCTGGAGTGTCAGCGTCCCCACAATATCCCGTTCGCTTTGATACCAGTCGTCTATACGTTGTATGATCTTGTCCCCCAGGTCGTCCATTTCGTCGAGGATCACATTTATGTCCTTGTGCTTGTCCCCCGGCTTGTCCATATCCAGGATCACGATAATGCAATTCCAGGTCTTTGTGCGGGAGCCTTCTGAAGAGTTTAGAACAGTTGACGCTGTGAGCGGCAGCAGCCACACCATAGGGTAGCTTTTGTTCTTTACCAGGTTGAAGTCGGAGCGGCGACCATACCCGAATTGTATGTTATCGCTTAGGGATTTAACTACATCCCGAATAAGGAGGCGGATTGACTTATGGGACACGATTGCGAATATAAAGAAAAAAGCGGCCCAATATTTAAATCGAGTCGCTTTTCCGTTAAGAAGCCGAAATAGGGTACTTTTGCATGCACTCCCTCGCAAGTGCGAATATAATCTATTTGGACGTTTTTGCCGCAACTTGCTTTTGATATTCTTTCTCGTAGTGCGACTGCCAGCTTAGAAACAATACCCGCTCCCAGAATTCCATCGCAGGACGCTCGAGACATAGTCTGTAATCGATCCCCAGTGCTATGGCTGTCTGTGTGAGGGTAGCAAGAAATCCAAAGTCCTCTGATAGCCCGGAAATACCCGAAGCACTCTCTTCAGCCGTTGGAATATTCTGCGGGAAAGAGTCGTTGATGGTGGTGATATATTCCACGCTTTGGCTAAAAAAAAACCGCCGTTGGTCAGCACCTCGATAGCTGACTGATTACGTAACTGATCTTTTACAGACTCAACCTTTGACAGGTCGTAGTAGCCATCACGTAGCTTCTGGCAATAGATAGCGCAGCAGGTGAGGTATATTTCAGCTTCCTTCTCGTAGTCGGTGTAGTCCCATTCCTTGCGGTCCTTGATGGGGTATTGCTTCACACACTTACGCAAATCTTCGAACTGTGCGAGGCTTTCAAGTTTGGGGTCGCCGGGCATGATGTATGGGCCGACTATCTCTGTTCGCTCCATCTTTGGGGACAGTGTCATGAAGGAAAGCGCCAAGCTGATACGTTCCAAGTTGGTGAGCTTGGCAGACGTTAGGGTTTCCAGAGGTATGCCGGTAAAGCAGTGTATCGACTCCGTGAGAGTGCGTGGGAGTATGTGGTATACGTACTGCTCGTAGGTGACGTCGTTCCAGTGGGTAGGAATGAGGTGCTTTGCTCCGGCTATTTTGAAGGTTATCATAGTGTATCTAAGTATTGATCCAGTTGATGAACATTTATTCTTCCCTTGGTTATTAGTCGCAATAGTTTAGTTACAACTGGGATATGTTCATCACTAATCAACATGCTTTTTGTTTGAACATGGAAGTAATTATTAAAAAGCGTATAGCCATCCTCGACATACTTTTGTGCAAAATCTCGCTCCTTCTCCAACATTCCTTCAGTTGTTAGCTCTAGTATTTTGAACTCGAAACGTTCTGAATAAGAGTTCCAATACTTTTGCATCTCTTTGATCTCACATTTGTTTTTTCGCAACACATGTCTATGCTGAGACCAACGGGATTGGATATTAACACTTTGTCCAATGTAAACGCATTTAAACTCTGGTATTTCAATCGCATAGATACCACTTAATTTATGCTCTGGTTTTTTGACTCTTGGTGGAAGATCATTTGCCACCCATCTCTTATTTTTCCAAATCATACCATCTATTTTCATACTCGTTAGATATATAACAAATATAATTAGATGTCTAATATTACCAATTCATTTTCGCGGTTTTTTTTTACCGATGGAACGTTAAAGCGAGTGTTGACTTTGGCTTCTTTAGAGCTATTGATGCGTATCTACCGGCATCGCAGCAGTCGTCGTTGATCTTCACCGGCACATCAGTAATACCGAGTACCTTTGTGGCGAATTTATAGCTCTTTAGTTCCTTTATCAGGTCGGCAGATCCATTGTGGACGTACAATTTGTGCCCCTTTACGAAGTCAATGCCCTCTTTTACGTTCTTATTAGCCATCACTGCCTTAATACCGGCCCTTTTCATGTCCTCGATGAGCTCCGGGCGTGCTGAGTCACAATAAACTGTCTCATGAGACTTTACCGACTGCTTGACCAGCGTTATAATCTCGCCTATTGTGAGGTATTTCTGGCAAAACATCTGCTGCCAGTACAATTCATCATCTCGTTCAGTGACCTTTATTAGCGCCGTGGGGTGGTTATATCCAAAGTCAAGCCCAAACGACGTTCTACCCTCTGGGATGTCCCTGGTGAGCTGCCAATGGGTATAAATCAGCCCTTCAGAGTGCCCCCGCTCTCCAAGTCCATAGATACGCCAGAAGTTTTCGTCTACGTTCTTCAGGTTCTCTATCTCTCTGACCTGCTCGATCGGTAAAAATGGATTGTCCTTGTAAGTGGAGTGAATAAAGGCGCAGTCGTCCCGTGTTTGGACGTGCTCGTATAGCCAATGGTATTCGTCTGATGGGTTAAAATCAACAAAAACGCACTTTCTGGTACGTAAAATCAATTGTTGGAAGGTATCGAAGTCAATTAGATTGGCCTCGTTGATGAAAAGAATATCACGACCAGGTCCGCGCACCTTCAGGTTGTTATCGACTGAAAAGAATTCCATGTAGCTGCCCTTGTGGTATTCATAAACCTGTTCGGTCTTTACGTGCTTCTCAGGGTCGTAAATATCCAGGTTTTCCATTATTTGACGCCAATCACGCAATGATCCACGGCGAAGGTGAGGGAATGCGCAGGAAGTTACGCTGATAGTAAGGTTCTCAGACACAGCGATTGTGATCAAAAGCTGCATTATCGAGAATGACTTACTGGATCGGCTTGAGCCCTGATTCATGATAATTCTATAACCTGAATCGTAGGCTTCTTTGTTCTTTTCAAATACTGCTGACGCCTTCAGAAGTGCCTGCACTGGTTGCTTTTACTATTTCGACCGTTATTTTATCAATCTTGTGCTCCATCTCTCCCTTGAATTCTGACTGTATGGATTGCTGTTTGGGGATAACATAAGGTAGCACGGCGGTGATGAATTGCAGCTTTTCAAGTGGTTTTAGTTCCTCAAATGATTCCTGCACACGGTCCATGTTGAGATCCAGGAAGTCTACCAAAGCCTTTTTGATCTTGGTTGTGGACTTCATTATAGCTCCTTTCGGCTTCCCTGGATTGCCCGGAGCGAATTTTCCATTTTCGTTATGTGTCACGTTATTTTCGTGCTCAGCCATAATTGCGAATCTAGTGCTTTTTAAGGTATTTTTAAAGTACCATCTTAGAAGTTACGTAATCCTTGCTGGTGATTTCAGGATCGCTTGGGGTATCGGTAGGGATCGTATCCATATCAGTGGCGAATGCAATTGTGAATACAAGATTAGGATACTTCTTAGTTTCAAATACTTTATCCATCATGTCGTAAATCATATCGCTCACCTCAAACGGAACTGGATTAGTTGCGGTTATCGTAATTCTTGTTTCAGTCTCTGAAGTAGATGGCTCCATGTCTTTAGAAGGTTTTGGTATCCAGATAATTTTATGGATTATTTCGCTATTTGGGAAATACTGTGTTGTGTGTTTGTAGCTCATTGGTTAGGGGTGTTCATTTTGTCCACATTTGAATGATTGCATAGTTCGCGTACTGGTTCTCATTCATCACTTTCATGCGCTCCTGTGCGAGTTCAAGCGATTCAAAAACCTCTTCAATCAAGAATGACTTATGCCAGATGCCACTCACCGAAACGCCGTTCAGATCCATTGGCTCTCCCCATTCAATTTTAATTATTGCGAATCTCATAGCGTGGGCGTGTTCTGTTCACTCATGGTCTACTTTTTACGTTCTATGGTGAAGCGTTCCATAATCATTTCAATGATTTGTTCTTGCGGGACGAATGCCATGAAAGCCCGATGCTGATTGTCCAATATTTCCTTCCACATCTGGCGCTGCAATTCGTCGTATATTGGCGATTCGTCAGTGATTTTGAAGTCAAAAGGTGTTTCGCTCATGGTCTGACTATTTTTCGTTCGTCTATTTCTTGAATGATTTCATCGTCTACTGGAACTTCGTTACCGCCAGCGAACCACCAATAGCCCGGAGCTACATTCTCCCACTGAGCGATGTACCACTTGTCGGCAGCCTTTATCCAGTAGTATCCGTCTTGTCGGGGCGGCGTGTTCTGTTCTTGTGTGGACATAACTGAATATCAATTAGTTACGGTACGTTATTGGATGGCCTCTGTAGGTCCAAATACCCTGTTTGAATTCCTCAATTATTGTTTCCAAGTCCTGACGACGTAGGAAGAATCCATTGAGGTACATCCAGCGTATGTTCTTTTCAGTTACCCAGATCTTCATACTATTGGCTCTTTGCGGTTCTCGCTTTATAATTTTCCACGCTACGGCAGCTAGTTGCGGCCAATAGAGTAAGAACTATGGCTATTGTGATCAGTCTACTCATACCTTTAGCATTTTAACTTCGATCAGTTCATTCAAAAGTGGCACACATGGCTGGGTAAGGTTATTTGCCGCAACCAGCTTTTTACCGTGCTCCACCAGGTAGTCGTTAATTGACATCTGTGCCGCGAACGCCGGTTGGATGTGGCGAAGCACCTCTTTTGCTGAAGATCGCGCTGACGACTTTAAACCGACCTGTTTGCCTATCTTCTTGATTTCGTTCGGTTCCTTGCCAGTAACCAGCTTGCAGTGTTCGCGGTTGTACCTGATTGCGGTTTCAACGTCCCAATTGCGAATCAGGTGTCCGTTGATCTTTTTGGAGTTCTCCACCTGTACCGGCCGTTTCGTATGCTCTGCCAGCGCCTCAATGTCGGTCAGGGGGTTGTCGAGCGGCTTTTCTGGCTTCTCCAATTGCTCCCAGCGGATCACAAGTTTAGCCCGGGCCTCGTCGTTGAATTTGGTTGCGATGTAAAGGCATTCGCTTTTGCTAAGTAGGTACATGGGCAATTTACGACCACTGGCGTCCTCATATTCACTGAGCGCAAATTTGCTTTCAGTAACTTTTTCCCATGATGCTTCCATTTTACGAATAGCGCGCAGGATGTCTCCGTGATTCTTACCGGTTAACTCCGCAATATCCAGACTCGACATGGTTCGTTTAATTTCCAGATTCATATTAATACCCCTCAAATGTTTCAAGCTGGTTCTTCACGAATTCGCGTGCCCGATCCATACCGCCGATCGATTGCACGTACTTTGTTTTAGTGTAGAAATTCACCTGAATAACCTTTTCTTCCGGTTCTACAGGCTTTCTTCCACCCTTTCCTTTCCTCTTTGCCATGCACGAATGTACGAATATTTATTAATATATTGCAATACGTAAAAGATATTTTCCTGTTTTATTTGTTCGTGTTGTTTTTCATATTACATTTGTTCATCAACAATTCACAACACCATGTCAGCACTCACCATCGCCCTAGTTTTCGCAATGACCATGATCGCACTCGCCATCGATGCTAAGGATTGCGATTCTCACGCCCTTAAAGTACGCAGGCTGTATCGCCGCATCCGCAAAGTGCAGAAGGCTAACCAGCAAACTGAACTCGATAATTTGTTTTACGCTAACCAGGTTTCCAAATGACAACCATTAAAGTACCCGCAACTACGCTAAACTTCGATGATGAAGGCACGCTGTTAAAGTCTGAGTTCATGGGCTTCACAATAACTCAGGATTACATTGAGACGTATCCAGACACCTATGTCGCCTATCAAGAAGACGTTCAGTTTACTGATCCTACTCTTTCTGGGTTGATCGCATCTATCATCGAACACCTTTACGAAAAAGCTATATGATCACAGAACTACTGAAAGCCAGCATCGAGAGCGGCAAGGGACATCAGTTTAAATCTGATTCCCGCAGATACAAAGCATTCGTTCAAGCAATCGACGAACTGAGCGCACAGCTTCTCATAAATAAAAGCCCCTTTGAAGCAGATGTGTTTGATAGGCTGCAAAAGATTCGCCTCGGTCTGCAAATTCAGATCGATGTTATTGAAGATACTTACAATTCACGTGATTAACCCCCATAACCATGACAACAGTTACCATTGACCGTAAAGACGTGGACCACGCAAAGCAAGCATGTGCCGCCTACAGTATTGACGTTTACTTTTCAGAGTGTACCGATGGATCAGACAAAACTCTGATGATCATTCCTGCCCAACTTCCAAGCCATGAGCTTTGGTATCTCGCTAGGTACTTTCAGACTAACGTCATGGAGTCAAGATTTAAGGCATTGCTTTAGACATAATACAACTGAAGAGAGAAGAAACTATTAACGCTAATTGATATGCGTGAGATAAAATTCCGTCACTACTTCTCACATACAAAAGTAATGACTGCTGGCATTAGTATGCAAGCATTGTTGATGTACGATGATGGTAAAGGTGATCATTGGAAGTATGCTACGTGGATGCAATACACCGGCCTGAAAGACAAGAACGGGAAGGAGATTTACGAGGGTGACTTGTGCTGGACTTACGAACATGGTATAGGCAATTTAATACGGCAAGTTGTTTTTGATGGCGGTTCTTTCTGCTTCAGGCATCCGTACATGTTAACCACTGAAATACGTGGATGGAAAGCAGATTTCATAGAAGTGCGTACCAACATTTATGAAACTCCTGATCTAACACAGGCTAACCCTGAACTATTACAGCCATGAGACTTTTCATCTTCTGCTGCCTCCTTCTATGCTTATTGGTGTATTTGCTTATAGCTGAAAGAGATGAGGCTTTTGAACCTACGAAAACTGAGTTATGACCAATAAATTCTATATCAAGTCACGTGCTTTTATTAACCAAATAGAAACTCACGACTGGCAACCTGAAGGAACGGACTGGAGCGGGGGTGAACCAGGCCCACATGATCCGCGCTGCGATCTAAAAAAGAAATACGTAATCACTGTAAAGGAAGTCCGTTGACATTACCTGTCAATCGTTCACGGTAAATTAAAGACATGGAAACACTACAAACAAAGGTCGATCAAATGGACTATGCAAAACTCTCCCTGACTTATGGGTGGAGTGATGTTGAGATAGCCACAATACAAAGCACAGTCGCCAAAGGAACAACGAAAGTTGAACTGGCATATTTCCTATCGCTGGCAAAATCTGTCGGCCTGAACCCGTTCAACAAGGAAATTTGGTGCTACAAAGACAGTAAGAACAATCTCCTGATATTTTCCGGACGTGATGGGTTCCTAAAGAAGGCGCAACAAAATCCAGCGTACAACGGGATGAGGTCATGTGAGGTATGTGAGAAAGATACGTTTGGTATTGACATAGCCAACAACGTAATAAACCACACAATTGGAACTGATGAACGCGGTCCAATTATCGGTGCCTATGCTATCGTGTTTCGTAAGGACGGTGAGCCTACCGTGGAATGGGTGAAGTTTAAAACTTACGACAAGGGTTATAATGCATGGAAGACACACCCTGAAGAAATGATTAAAAAGGTTGCTGAAAGCCATGCCCTAAAAAAGGCTTTCGGGATCACTGGTATCCAGGTCGAATATGACTACGATACTAAAAACGAAACTTTCGGTTCAGCCCATTCATTACCTAAACTACCTGAGCAGTACTTCCGGAAATTGATGATCACCATACCATCGAATCCGGAAGCTGTTCGGGAGGTGATTGACCAGGTTGATTTTGATTTAAGCCAGAAGGAACAATTAAGATCAAAACTCAATGAATCCGTTACTCAGTGAAATTAGGGCCGTCGTATCAGATCAGGGTAGCGACGGATGGAACCTTGCAAGGGTAGGCAGGTTCACAGCTTCCGAAATGTACAAGATCATGACTGAGCCAAAGACCAAAGAAGCCAGGGAGGCCGGAAAGCTCTCAGAAGGCGCTATGACGTACGTTCAACAGAAGGTGGCAGAAATACTCACCGGACAGCCTAAAAGTGAATCCTACGCGTTCCCATTGGTTTATGGAAAGGAATTGGAACCGCAGGCAGTGGAGTACTTTATCAAAAAGACTGGATTCAGTTACGAGCCTGCCATGTTCGTGCCGTTTGGGGATCACTCCGGTGGTTCTCCTGACGGTTACATAAACGAAACAGACTTGTTAGAGATAAAATGCCCGTTCCAATCCGAGAACATGGTTGACTACCTGCTACTCACAGACCAGTGGGACATCAAAAGGAACCATCCAAACCACTATTGGCAGTGTATGAGCAACCTTTTGTTCACCGAAAAGGAACAGCTTCACTTTGTTGCTTACGACCCCAGGATGGAGAACGAGAAGCACCGTATGGTACACATCGTTATCAAACCAATCAGTGAGGATTTTGACCGCATCGCCAAAAAATTGGAGCAGGCCGTAAAGGAGAAACTTTCACTATTAAAAACACTGAATACCTAAGCTGTAGATTATACCGGGGCAGGACAAGCAGACGGCTGGTGTACCCCCGGTTATTAAAAAATGTTGATGTGGCGGAATTGGTAGACGCTGAGGGTTTCCGGAGACCGGATATAACCAAATTCCATAATTGACCTAGCACGAGGGATGTACCGACTAGGCGGGGTAAGCAGATAATCAAGAGCACCGACGGAGTACACCCATGCAGGTTCGAGTCCTGCCATCAACACAAAAACATCGAAACTATGAACGAACTAACTGAATTCTGGCGCTCACTGAATCCTGTGGCTAAACACATACTTGGCGGCATACTGCTGGGCTTTGGCCTTACTATGTTTCTGATGCTGATTATCGTTGCACTTTTGGAGCATTGGTTTTGAAATGTCAGATAGAATGACGTAATTAGTTAATACAATTTACTCGCAAAGTTATTGGTGGAGCTCTAACTTTGCGGGGAAGACGTTAAGGAATTCAAACGCTTTAACCTCGGACCCGGTCGCAAACTCCACCTGCACCGGGTTTTTCTTTTTTATGGCAGATCTTCAATGGTTTAAATTCTCGCCTCTTAACTGGATGACTGGAAGGATTCGTAAAGAGTCACCAAAAGTTCAGATCGCTTTTCTGGAATTGTGTTGCCAGTATTGGAAGAACAGATGCAACATGACCTATGTACAGGCATGCCTTGAAATTAGCGATTCGGTGGCAATTCTTGAGAAACGTAAGTTGATCAATATCGAGGGTGATCACATTTACATTTTATTCCTGGATGAGCAAATGAGAGAGATTGAGGCTACAAGTGCACAACGTAGCAATGCAGCAAGAAGCAGGTGGAGTGCAAACGCAAAGCAAAATAATGCAGGTGCTATGCAAGTGCATGCAAGTGCATTGCAAAATGGTAACGGTGCAATGCAAATCGATGCAGATAAGATAAGACAAGAACAGAAGAGAGAAGAAGAGACGTACCCCACACGCCAAAAGGCATTTGAATTCATTACCAAAAACTATCCAGATACAGAGACCGCAATTAAAATACTCGCCAACAGAGGGTGGAAATCTGCGCAACAACCGCAAGTGGAGGCGCTGCTGTTTCACTTTCTGGAGCTGCACTGGGCGTCGGACAAGTCAGCGGCAGACACACGCAAGCATTTTAGGAACTGGCTTAACCGTGAAAACTTAGACAACCTCACCAAACTATCGATAACGATCCATGAAAGACTCAAGGCTTAAATACTTCGAACTGTTTGAAACTTTTGAATACCAAGCCAATGAGATCAGGATGGCTTGTAAGATGTCCCAGCGCGCATGTGAGGCTTTGGCTCGTCGTGTCGGGACAGTGCAAGCGAGAAGCGCAGGTGAGTTTGAGAAGATCGAAAAACTGAAAGAATTCATAACCACTACAAGCGTCACAAACGAGCGTGTGATTGACATGATTTCATTCACTCAGCAAAAGTTGATAGAGATCGCCAGCGACTGTACCGACCTGCTTGAGATAGCAAAACTGAAAGATACCCTGAAGTTTCAAAGTGACACAATCACTTTACTGATTCAAGAGAACGACAAAATAACCAGCCTACGTGATGAAGTCCGCAGAAGAAATCAGGCAGTTGCTTAATAGCCCCGCAGATCCAGGGTTAGAGTACATCGCCGAACCAGCACAGTACGAGCGTGAAATCCTGCAAGGCTATAAGATGGACGTGTGTAAGTATGGATTCGACTTGGATAACTTCGCGCCTGCAAAGATGGGACAACTAACGGTGATAGTTGGGCATACCAACGTAGGAAAGACTACCGTAATTTTGTTTCTTCTATCGCTCCTCATGAGACAAAACAAGCGCGTGTTGATTTACTCTGCGGAAAATAGAATTTCAACCATTCACCGACAGCTTGCTCGTTTCTTCTTCGAACACGAACACGTAACCGCTGCACACTTGGATAAGATCAGACCATTGGTAAGGTACATCAAACACGAAAAGCACTTCAGTTACAGGGAGATGTTGAACCAAGCAACGTATCTGCTAGACGCCGGATTTGAATTTGATTTCTTTCTGATTGATCCATACAACTCACTCAGACTTGACAACACACAACGATTAAATACTCACGACTATCATTATCAAGCTGCTGAAGAAATGCGTATATTCACTGCGGCCACCAACAAAAGTATATTCCTGAACTGTCACACAGTTACAGAGGCGCAGAGAGTAAAGCCAGACATCGACGGACACAGACCGGCACCGCTTGACTCGGACGTGGAAGGAGGTAGTAAGTTCCCTAATAAGGCCGACGACTCGATAGTGATTCACCGGCAGATAAGTTCAAAGGTCACAGGCACAAAATACATTTCAGAAATCCATGTGCGTAAGGTTCGTAACCAGGAATTCGGAGGAGAGCCAACGCCGTTTGATAGCCCAGTGAAATTGAATTTCAGACTTAATCGAACAGGATTCGACAGACTTACTACGATGGCCTTCAATGGTCAATCAATAAACTATTACGAAAAGAATTAAATAGTAGGTGAGACTATACACTAAGATGATATGAGAGTACTGGTAGCATGTGAAGAAAGCCAAGTGGTTTGCAAAGCGTTTCGTGAACGTGGTCACGAGGCGTACAGCTGCGACGTTCAGGCATGTTCCGGCGGACATCCTGAGTGGCACATCATGCACGATGCTGTTGAGGTGGCGTACACTGGATTGTGGGACTTAATTATAGCATTCCCTCCGTGTACGTACTTGTCAAAAGTCAGCAACGCGTTTTTTAACACAGAAAAATATGGCGATAGGGCAGTCCTTCGGAAACAACTTAGCGAAAAAGCAAAACAGTTCTTCATAACTCTTTACGATGCACCTGTTGACAAGATTGCGATTGAGAATCCTGTTGGTTTTATGTCTTCTTGGAAGAAGCCATCGCAAATAATTCAACCTTGGTACTTTGGAGACCCTGTGCAGAAAACAACATGTCTTTGGCTTCGCGGCCTGCGTCGACTTAACGGAAATCCGTCTTACAAAAAACCAATACCAATCAGGATTCGCGAGAACCATAGGAGTAAAAATGTGACATGGGCCGAGAGTCTGCTTAGCACGATTTCATGCCACAAGGAACGCGCAAAAGTTCGTTCAAAAACATTTCCAGGAATAGCAAAAGCAATGGCAGAACAATGGGGCTGACTAAGCAGAAATCCCTCTCAAGCCTGATACAATGAAAACACTGCATTTGACTTTGAAAAAGAAATGGTTTGACATGATTGCCTCCGGTGAGAAGACTGAGGAATACCGGGAACTGAAGGACTATTGGGCACAGCGGTTGTTTAATAGAATTGAACATCCTCGGAGTGGGTACTTCTCGCCATACCCAGACTTTTGGAGTAAAGACTATGAATTCAATGGCTGGAATAATTTCACCGGAGGGGCTCCCGTATTCATAGAATTCGATGCAGTGATATTCCGCAACGGTTACTCTGGGGGAGCGCCGCTCATGTCATTCAGAAACCCGACTATCAGCATTGACACAGGTATTCCAGAATGGGGAGCTGAACCAGGCAAGAAGTATTTCGTCATCAAACTTGGCGAACGTGTATGATAACAAAACAGAAATCACTATCCGCCCTCATGCACGAACTGGATGACTTGGTGTCGGAGGTTGTTCGCCGCAATGCAGCAGACGAGTTCGGCCGGTGCGCGTGTGTGAGCTGTGATAAACGTGAACGCTGGCAGGACATGGATTGCGCGCATTTGATGGACAGGGGAAACATGGGTACGCGATACGACTTGAGGAACTTGGCGCCCGCCTGCAAGCAATGCAACCGCTATGACGAAGACTTTCACAAAGAGGCATGGAGAACTAAACTCGGGCCGGAAGTCGTCGAAGAGCTTGAATTTCGGGCCAAATCGACAATGAAATTCATGCGGTTCGAGATGGAGAAAGGCATTGAACTTATGAAGGAAAAACTAAAGCAACTACGATGAATCAGACTACGGAGGCAAGCAATAGAAGCACATGTAAGGCATACTTAAAAGATCATTTCCCAAACGGATTTGTTGGAGGTGAGATGAGATTCAAAGTAATATTACGGTGGACCTTTTCATGGTGGTATGGTATGCCCCCTGAAAGGTCAGATTTCGTACTTGAACCAGGAAAAGAATACTTGATAATTGAATGGAACGATAAGGGCATACTAACAAACCACAGCGGATTAACTAATGATATGTGCGTACCGTTTGATTTTATTAAATCAATTGGGCCAATTAAAAGATAACCAACTGAGCCATGACTACGGAGGCAAAAGACAAGACAGACAACCCAAGCGACAAGGCTGTGGTTTGATGGTAACGAGGTGATTGAAAACTACCTGCTGCACAGAGGCGAGGACATTTGCGGAATCCACAAGAAACTAGGAATCAAGGAACTTGTTGACATGGCTCTAGTTGTATATTCCTTAAAGGTTAATGCAACTAATCGCCTGAGAGTAAAATTCGACTTAGAAAAATATTTCATGCGGCGCAATATGATTGACAAAAAGGGATGGATAAGTGTGCCCGAAGCCATCTATATGAAAGTTAAAATTGAAAACGATAAATACAGACAGCATGACGAGCGCATCTGAGCAAACATCCGCTAGCAAACGAGAGCCGGGATTCTACGTTGTCAAAAAGAAAGATAAGTACACTGTCGCCGAATGGAACCGTTCGACTCATGATGACGAATATAGTTGGTTTCAAACTGGTTCGCGTCTTGAGGTGAGTGATGAATATTGGGACTACATCGACGACATACGGCTTATAAACTTTCATGGAGAAAGGCACATAGAGCGCCCCTCCCCACAGGACGAACCTGATTGGAATAAGATACTAGGCCAGCCGGACACGCCAACTTGGTCTGACATTGAAAAGTATCATGAGGAAGGTAAGCCCTTGGGCCAGCCGGACGAACTGTCTAAAGCCCCGGAAGGCCCAGACCATTGCGGCGGGATAAGCTGCCCATTCGAATACTCGTGCGTAGACGGGTGCATGCATCCTCCATCCAAAAGAACATTAGACGAATCAGTTATTGCACAACTACGCGCTGAGGTGGAGAGACTGAACTTTGCCTATGAAGTACAAAGCGAAGCATTCAAAATACAGGCTGAGGAAATCAAGCGTCTGAAGGAACTTCTCGAACAATTCGTTTACTACGGCATGATCCACAGCGTTACTGGCGTTTGCCCTGCCGGCATGATGACTCACGGAGAACTTATAAACGCAGCCCGGAAACATGGCAAAGCTTGACTTCACACGTCCTTTGTTGGCTGGAGCGGCGGTGCTGTTCCTGATATTGTATGTGCAGGAATGTTCACGTCCAAAGGTAGACAACAGCGTAGAGCAGGAGAACGCGGCCATGAAAACACGGATCGCGGAGCTTGAAACCGGGCTACAGGAAGCCAATGACTCACTGACGCAAATAAACGCTCTCAGATCAATCGAAAATAAAAATGCCCAAAGGGACTCTTCGAGGCTTTCGATTGAAAATAGGCGCCTTTCTGTGGGCTACAGCATGGCAAAACATGACATTGAGCATTTGCGCGACAGTTTACCGGCCCTGAATCGCTATGTTGAGGCAGCGGATAGCCTTATTTCAGCAAAAGACAGCCTGTATTCAGCAGAGGTCAGACACCGCATGGCATTGGAGGAACTTTATAAATCAGAAACAGCAGCACTTGCGCAGAAAAACGTTATCCAGGTGCAGCTCAGTGAGAAGTACGCTGCCCGTGTAGATGAATTAGGAAAAGAAAACCAACGTTTGGGAAAGAGACTCGAGCGAAAGCGGAAGTTCAACAACATGCTTTTGGGGATCAGCGGGGGATTATTGACGGCCGTGGGTATAATGGCATTAACAAATTAGGGCCAGCCATTCCCACAAATGACCGGCCCAGTTATACAGATCTAGGTTAGGCTTGCGGTGATGGTTCGCCAGGTGTTGGACCGTCGGCAATAGTGCCTTCCAAGTCCGACTGAATGCTATCCAGTTTAGTGGCGATTCTTTCCAAGGCCTCCTGATCGTTAGCGCCTGCGGCGATCTGATCTCGGAGATCCTGGATGGTTGTGTTCAGGCCATCGATAGACGCCTGAATTTGGGCTTGTTCATTGTCCAAAGCGGTCTGCAATGCGTCCACTTTTGCTTCGATGTCGCTGATTGATTTTGCCATTCTATTAATTTTTATGGTTATGAGATTTTGATTTACTAGAATCTTGTCGAGCTTCTTTTCAAGCGCCGCAAGATCCTGCTTTACATTGATTGTGAAGTCGAGCATAATAATTTCGAATCTACAACTTTTATACCGAAACTAAACGGTTTGTTGCGGTGAATACAATACCCCAGAGTACGAAGTAAACCAGCGCATCCCATATTCCAAACCACGGCCGGTAGGAAACGATTGCCAGCATCAGGGAAAGTTTAAACATCAGTTGGGAAAAATGATACCCATCTGTAAAGCTCACGAAAATAGTCCCAGATCCAGGAAACCGTTCTTTGTATTTCAGCACCGCAAGTTTATAATACCAGATTGTCGGCGCCGGTTGTAAGGGATGCTTGTATTTACGGTTCCAGTTCTGCCAGAAATCGCCTTTAAGCCTGAATTTTCCAAAGGTGATACTTTGGCTCATCCCGTAAAAGAACACGGCTAATGCGAAATAAACGTAGCTCATCGCTGTGATACCTCAATGAATATCGCAATCAACAGAACGAATCCAGTCCACCACAGTGGCTCACCTATCATCTGGTCCGGGTAAAGCAGTTGGCTAACCCAGGCAAAGGCTATCAGAATGGCGTATACTATGTATCGTGCGCGTTTACTCACCTGTCTTTTTGATTTCTTCCGTTACTGTTACCTCTGCGTTAGGATCGTCAGACGTGATTGTCACTACTTTCTGATGCTCGTACTCGTCTTTGATCTTACCGAAAAACAGCACGGCTTTTGAAATTACAACCTGGAGGGCCAAGAATATCAAAATGAAGTACTTTGGAGTTGTTTCCTCTATGATTCCGTAGGTCTGGATCGCTAGTACGATGGCTTCAAGTGTTTGGAATATCCAAAATACATTTGCTGGGGTGGCCTTCAGGACATTTCGCCAACTGAAGTTTGTTTCGTTCATACATTGAGGGTTATTGTGGAGGGTTTGGGTATCATCACGAATCCGAGCAACTTCAGACTACCATTAGATTCCAATTTATGGGCGTTCTCAGCCACTATCCAGCCCTCCCTTACTCCAGCACCAGCCGTGTTGCCTTCGATTGATTTAAAGCCGTCTGGCGTGATCTGTGAGACAATACCAGCGTGCCCAAATCCAGTCTTCTTTCCGTTCTTCACCTGTTCCCAACACACTAACGAATCAATCTGCGGTAAATTGCCGATCGGATATGCCGCGTCGCGCAGGTTTCGGAAAGTATTCAGCACACCTGGTACAAATAATTTGCGCAGTTCGGCGGCTTTCTCAGGGTAGCAATTCATGTAGACCAGTCGGGAGAATATCATGCACCAGGCATAGCCTTTCATCCAGCCCTCTTCCTTCATTTCTGCCTCAAAAGCCGGATCAGTAAAGCCTTTGTTGCCTAAAATTTCAGTCTTGCCGATGTATTTCCGGGCCTCTTCGCTTGGACGACTCATGTGGTAATTCTGAAAATATGAATAGTGATATAAACGCCGCCGTGGATCCAAAACTCCACCATCCTACAAGCTGCTCGATCAGTATTGGATTGGTTAAAAACTCTACTAATTGCCCTATTTTGAATATAGCGATTAAAGATAAGGCTACCCTTATTTTCAAAGCTCCGTTTACAGTCCTGTATTTAAAGAAGTTCCAAATCAACTTAGGAACCACGTATAAAACAATCGCAAACAACTCAATCAGAAATAGATAATAGGTCATCGCCTGGTGGATTTCTCAATACTTTTGATCAGCCATTGAATGTTAGTTTCGTGTTCCTGCAACATCTTCTGCATACCTCCTAAAATCTCGTTTGTCCTCTCCAGAACACGCCCCATTTTGTCAATCTCAGCGTCCTGTTCTTCATCCTTCTTTGTCTGTCGCGACAGTTCCCGAATGATAAACCACGCTATGATAGTAAGCATAACCCCGGCAGCCCACATCAATGCCTGCATGATAGGGTTTTGAAAAACGCTTGTTGCTACTTCCTGGACCATTCCTTAAATTGATAAATCTCAGTTGTTATTCCCATTATTGCGGTTTTCACCACATTCCACGGCAAGGCTTCTGAAAACCATCCACGGTAAAACAAAAGGAACAAACCAAAATCCACAATGGCAATCACCAAGTAAATGGCATAAGCCCCCATAAAACGTCTTTCAACGGGCCAAAATATGGCGCTGATGAAAATCACCGCACTGATAATGGCGATAATGTGCTCAAATATGTAGTAATAAAACACATCGCCAGGGATCTTCTCCACAACCGTCATCTCGCCATTTATCTCCATTGTAGGCGGAAACGGTATCTTTACCATCTCATCCGTCCGATGAAGAAGGAAGGCAACACTCAGTGCCGTCATAAAGAACAGCGCCCAGACTCGTGTCATCCGTGAGGTGGCGGGAATGGTTGCGGTTTACCGCTGTTGAACTTAATTCGCCCTCCGTCGTTGGCGTTGATGTTGAACACACCGCCGTTTTCGACATAGATGTTGATTGTGTAAACCAAATTCTGTGTGTACTCTTCTGGTTCCTCGGCAGTCACAGATGCTACTTTGGATTTTTCTTTTGCCATGTTTCTTCGATTAGTAGTGAAAACTCTTTAAGCCTAAGTAAATACTGATCTAAAATTATTTCTTTCCTGTCAAATATCCTGTTCTCCCTTTGTCTTTTCCATCGCAAATACAATAACCATGATCCGGTAATAACTGAGATCATGCCAATGCCTGCGTAAATTAGCAGGCTGACTTCTGCTTCGGTTGTTGTGTCCATCGGGTTTGGTGTTTACACAAGTTACCTTTTTGCATTCGTTTACACCATACCCCGCTGGCGGGGGTAGTACAGTATACCCACGAATGGGTATCAAGGATTGTAACTCACGGGATTATAGCCTGCTAGCCACACACCTCCACTTTTCTCGTATGCGCCGATGTCTGGAAGCGCACCAACGTAACCGTCTGTTATCCCTGGGATCACCGTACCCGCGTTTATACCTGGGCTTCCTGTGTTCAATTGAAAGTACGTCTGTGGACTCGACAGCGACCCACCAACAAACTGCGGATTCGTTGTACTAGTGATACACGTCTGCTGGTTACCGGTTGCCCCGAACACCCCACCAATATTAATGGGGTGCCGGTAAATGTTGTTTTTCTGGCGGTCCTGTACAGTTGCATTCCAGTTGATGTACGTTGCGTAAACAGGCGTAGACCACATCGTATTGTTATACAAATTGTGACCGCCAGTATCATTGGACGCATTCTTTGGCTCTGTATACCAATCACACCCAGCAACAGACGTCTGTGGCCCCCAGTGTACGTTGTGGTCAAGTGTTATCGGCCCCGAAGCCTGATCCATATAAGCCCCTGTCACCTGCAATCCGTTCAGCGTTCCAATCGCCTGTGTGCCGATGTCATGGAACCAGTTGTGATGTATCCGCGTACCGGTCAAATTAACGTGTATGCCTCCGTAAATTGCTCCGTTGTCGATGTTCAACCGCGTGTGGTTGAACATATCGTTATAGGAAATGTCTATGTTCAGGTGACTGACTACGTTGTCGGCCAGGTTCACGCACGACCTTCCCATCGTATGCATCGTGTTTCGTGTAATCACCTGCCCCGAGGTTGAACCTTCCCACGGCATCACACCGCATCCCCACATCCCATCGTAGGCTATCGAATGGATCAAATTGTTCTCAGCCCGGCAGTTGGTCCCAAGCCACACACCATGAGCGCCAGCGTAAGCAATCTCACTGTTACGTAAAATGCTTCCTGATCCCAAAAGCTTTAAACCTACCTGCTTTGCGCTATAGAAGTAGTTAGCTCCCGGCAGCATTTGCAGGAAGTTATGGTTCATATAGTTTGCCTTGATGTTGTCAAGGGTCGTCGCCGTGCTTGCTGTTGAGGTGGTGCAAGGGTCGCAGCCCTCGAAACGTATCCCGGTTATCGTCGTTCCTGTCTTTCCTACGAGGTTGAACGCCCAGTTGCGGGATTTAAACTCGACTCCTGTAGGTGATCCTCCTCCCTGCTGCCAGAAATACAGCGTTCCACCTGAATAAAACCACTCTTTTGCCTGTGTGAGCAGTCCCAAAGTGCCGGTGACGTAGTAAAACTGCCTGAAGCTATCACCTGCGTCGTTGTTGGTGGTCGCAAATGTGATCGTGTTGCCAACATGCGTCAAAATCTGGCGTGTTTGAGTCAATATCCACCCCGAGAATGACACCCACCCACCTACAAGGCTAGCCGGAAGTCCCGCGTCAGTGATTGTCGTGGTGTTAAATGTCGTTGTCGAGCTCCGGGGGCGGAATTTTGTGCGGTCGAACAGGTCACCCATTGTAGATACTTTGGGCCACCGTGCCAGATGCTGCATTTCTCCGTCTTTGAACACCTGGTTTGCCAAAAGGGTCGTATTGCTTCCTCCTGTGTCCTGGTTGAAGTTACTTGCTGCCGGTAGTGTTACAGTAGCTTTGTAAATATTGCCGCTGTGGACGCTCCACGCGCCGTTAGAGACCGCCGTAAGGCCTGAGATGATAACCGTCTCAGTAGGATATGCGATGAACCTGACCCCGTTATTTGTTGGGGTGATAGTCTCACGATAAGTTCCTCCACGGATAGCCACCGTCTGTCCTGTGGTCGCCAGTGTTGCCGCTTTCTGGATAGTAAGAAATGGAAGTGCAGCGCTGCCGTCGCCGGTTGTGTCGTTGCCTGTCGTCGCTACATAGTAATCGTATTCGTCATCAACAGGAGGCGGGATAGGGCTTGACTGTGTGGCGTACGTTTTAACCGAGTCGTAAACAAAATAGAACCCTGTCGAGGCTGGGTTTTTAGTTCCTGATACTGTGAACCGTACCGTGTGCACGCCTTCGGTTAGGTTGCCTGTGCTGTACGCCAAATATTGCTGAAGTCCGGCAGGGTTGGCGTTGTACATATCGATAGTGCCGTCAGACACACCGTCGATAGAGACGTTAACAATACCGTGTGATGGGTAAACTTCGGTGATTAGATCCAGCTTGTAAAAATATCCTTTGAACTCTACATAACTTCCTGTAGTGTTGCTATACGAGTAGTCGCCCTGATACATTCCGGTTTTCGTTCCTTGCGCCCACGTACCCGAGAATGTGTTTTGGTTGTTACCTGTGCCTGTGACCGTGTTGTTGATCTGGTTTATTACAGGTGGCGTCAGTGGCGGTCCTACTCTTCCTAATGTTGTTGCGACTGCTGTCATCATATCGTTTGCAATTTTCAGTGATCCTTGTGCTGCTTTAATCTGCGCCTGCATCTCTGCAATTTCCTTTTGGGTAAAGTCTTGTTTTGCATCAGCCATTTAGTTCAACATTATGGGGTGCAGGATTTCTCATATGCCTAATTCAGATTCTATTTTCGAGATGTGCCACGTCGGCATTGTCGTAAGGTTCAGTTTGTTTGTCGTGCCTCCGGCCCCTGGAAAGTTGTCGTAAGGGTAGATTCCCACAGCCTTAATAGTGTCATCCAAATGAACTACGTCACCATAGTGGTAGTGCCAGGGGGCGAGGTTGGTTTTCCACCACATGAGTTTGGTATCCAAGTCCCACCCGGAAACTCCTGAAGCAATGATGCTTGAAGCCTTTGCGTATGTGACGAAAGCAGTATCATTATCCCGATTGGTGATGTAGGCCGCAACGCATAGCACTCCGTTGTGTGTGAATGTCTTCAACATTGGTGGGTTCGGGTTGGTCGCAACCGTCTCACCGAATGTGCAATCACCTTGACTTGTCCATGTCTGGCAGTTATCCGAAGAGTAGTATTGCGTCCATTCTTTTGTTGATTCGTTTCGGGCTAACACGACCCAGCTGTTGCCGCCGAGGTAAGCAATCGACGATTCGTTGATGTACGTTCCGCTCGCTGCTTTAACCGTGTACGTTGTAGGGGCAGAAGCAAATCTGTTGGTAGACACCCAGACGTAAATTGCGCTGCTGGTTGTATCGCCATGGTCGGTAAGTTTGTAGAATGTTTTTACACAGATACCATTAGCTTCAACCATGTTGCCGTACATTCTCCACGCAGCAAGACCGTCAGACGGTAGCCATGAGGTTACGTCGTCATTAGTCCAGCTGGACAAATCATCGGAATAACTATGGGTGACGCCGATACAACCACCCGCCGAACCGGAGTTGATGACGTCTGAGAAGATGTGCATTCGCCCGTTTAGGTCGAATCCACCACCACAATCTTGAATAGATGCTGGATCTGTTGGGTTGTATATGGTTGTCTCTGATCCAAAACTTCCAGAATCAGCATACCCTTTGTTGTTGCTTACACGGATGGCTAGTTTCTTATCTGCGTTGTAAAGGTGGCTTCCTCCGACGCTATACGCTGCACAAATCTGATTCTTATTGGTTGGATTCTGGCTGATGATTCCACACAACTTATAAGTAGCAGCAGAATCTTGAATGAATATCTGCGGTACTGTCGAAACGTCGAGATAGTTCGAACGTGAACGAACAATGCCGTGTTTGTTCATTAGCGTCCTGATGAACCCAAACATGTTTGCTGATGATGTAGCCTCACCTGCAATAACCACCTCTTTGATGTTCCCGACGAGTGGCAGAACAGCGTTTCCGACTCCACCGATCTCCAGTGTATACGTCGGAGTCGTTACCGGCGTGACGTCGTTGTTCAACATCTCAATGAATAGCAACGGTTCGTCATTAACGAACAATCGCATTCTGTTTCCGGAAGAGCCACCATCCATCTGGGCGGTGATGACACAAAATTGATTTGAAGGGCCTGACCCAGGCACAAGGAAACGACCGATGTACTGATTTGATGAACCTTTGGTAACCCCTGCTACAAGCGTGTCCTCGTTCGTCGAATTGTTTGCGTAGTTTAGAGAAATACCCTTGCTAACGGATGACCCACCATTGGTTCCGAACAGTCCGTAGCTAACAGTCGACGGTTTTATAGATGTCCCTATCTTGCAAACAATGTATGTAGTGGACTTCACACTGGAGAGCCCTGAAGCGTGATACGACAAGAAGTCCCATACACTTGACGCGCTTCCTGAACGGAGTCTGCCCGAGCCGTTGAAAGCAATTGATTTCGTAGTAGGGTCATACGTCACACCAGAACCATTGACAGTAAAGTCCCTGCCAGTAGGTCCCGGCGCAAGTGATTTAATCGAGTTGATGCCGTTGGAGCCGTCGATGTCGCCGTATGAATTGTTCGTACCAGTGGCGAGTCCACTGGCGTCGATAATCAACTGGATGTTCGACAACAGCGGGTAACGGGCGTTTCTCTTTAGCTTGGCTTTAGTTACTACCATGTTACACAGTTATGTCGCCACCTAAAACCCATTCATTAGTCCCTATCTTCTCAATCCATCCCATTGAGTACTGCGCATATGATTTGTTCGCACTGTTCGGTGATCGCATCGTCACACCTGTGTCAGGAGCTATTGTCAACTGTCCGGCGCCGTATTGAAGCCATGAGATTCGTCTGCCCACTGAGAACGCCTGCGCTGAATTTGCTGGGATAGTTAATGTCAACCCTGAAGCTGAGTTCATGATCATTTCAAGCTGACTTCCTGCTTCTACCGTAGACAATTCCGCAGAACCGAGTGTGTAGCTTCCTGTTTTCGTTGTGTACGAAACCGAGCCACCCAAACCAGCGACAGCTGTTGAGATTGATGCGTCTACATAAGTCTTGTTTGTGTAGTCGTTACCTGTTGATGGAGTGCCTGAACTGGTTATCTTGTTTGCGCCCATGTCAACGGCTCCCGTCATCGTGCCACCTGCAAGGGCCAGTTTCTCAGTTCCTAATTCTGCAATAGCTGCCTGTACGTCAGTAGATGAAACACTACCTGTAGCTGAGAATGATATAGCAGCCGCCGCATGTGCAGCCGATGAATCAGTTATGTGCGCCGTCAGATCGGTGTCAAGTTCCGCCAATGCAGCCTGTACGTTTGTGGCCGATAGGTTTCCTGTTGCCGAACTCCCTATGTTTGTGGCCGTCAATGTTACCGTTCCGGTCTGACCGTTCACTGAGTCTACCGCACCACCACCACCGCCGGTTGCGTCACTCACCAGGTTCCAGGCCAGCGTACAGCTTGAAGATTCACCGCGTCCCACGGCAGTTAAAAAGAAATCTGACTCATCCGGCCCTGACAATGTGTATGCACTAACCGCCGATTGGTTAGCCATGTCTATGTTGGTGTAGGTGGAGTCAAGTGTGACCACAAGATCACCCGCTACTTTCTTCTTGATCCAGAAAAATAGCGTACTATAAGTAAGGTTAACGTTGTTTATCCTTAGATCAGTGATGGCAAGTGTACGGCTGTTTGATAGTTCCAGGTAGAACTTTGGCTCTTTTACAGGTCCGCAGTCAACGGCTATCGGCGCCGCATCTGTGAGAAGTGTGTAGTCAGCAAGCTGGTTAGATCCAGACGCAACAGAGTCAACGTAGGTTTTATTGGTGGCGTCACTTCCTGCCGATGGTGCGGGAAGTCCGGTGATGGCGATCCCTGAAGCATCATTGCCAGCCGTCAATACGCTTGCAATGTCCTGAGTCACTCCTGCCAGCACACCGTCAACATATCCCTTTGTGGCCGCATCCTGTGAGGAGAACGGTATACTTAGGTTTGTGATGGTGAGTCCTGCCGCGTCATTACCCTCGACAAGAACTTCAGCCAAATTAGGCGCTGTATTAGGCGTCCCTAAATTGGCAATTAGCTGTGTTGTGGTTTTTTTGTTGACGCCACCTTGAACAATTTCAACTGACTCTGTCCCGGTCAGCGATGAGGCGTCGGACATTCCCGAAATTTTCTGGTCAGTAGCCATTATTCTAAAATTCTAAGTTTACCGTCTTCAGTTAATCGTCTTCCCCCGTCCTCGAGCAACCGATAGGCTACTGTGACAGGGGTTGTTGCGTTCAGTTTGATGTTTATCACCCCGTCGTTCAGGTATATTTTTATCTCCTGATCGTTGAGGGTGAAATTCACAGGTCCATCGTTGACATAGTGATAGGTCATATGAATTTAGCTTCACCATAAGCCACCAAAACACCGTATCCACCAGCTATCGAATACTCGATCTCATAGTAATATCTACCTATCGCTATCGAGGTATCTGTCGCAGGGGCGTTTAAAACCAGTTCATTGCCACTCCACGTCAGGTTAGTGGGTGAGGACCAGGATATTTTTTGCAGGCCTCCGTCGCGTTCCTCCCATACCTTGAAAGTAAATCCTGTTGCGTCGTTAAAACTCCAGTCGCTTCCGTCTATGTCGAAGAACTTGTGAACCTTATTGAGCACAGGTTTCCCGGCATAGAATACCAGTTCCTTCTTTTGCGCTATGAATTCATTATGAATGTCCATGTCTGCATGAATTACATCCGCATCCGTGTTTGTGTCCGCCTACTGCCGTAATATGAAACCCTGTTCCTGTCCGTTTCTGGGAGTTGCAGAAGAAATCGTACAGTGGATAGCTGTCGTGGTTCGTCTCCAGGTACGAAACAAGTTTTTCCTTCTGCGTCTGGCACCACATTTTAGCGTCCCTGATCAATGTCGCCATCTGCGCATCACTTGCCGGATCGCTGTTATCTTCCCGGTGCACCCTTATGCCTGAGTTATGACTTTTGAAGTTTGCCTTTGGTAGCCAGAACTGGTACGCCTGCCATGCCAAAAACTTCTTCACGTATGGGTAAAGTGTAGCGTTGGTAGTACTGAAATTTGGATTCTGAGTGACGAGCTCGTTGTACAAAGCCGTACCGATCACCATTTCAAGCATCTCCTCAGATCGCTTGATAGGATTGTCCAGTTCGTCGTCATCCACGTTTTGTGTGATATCGACCTCTGTCCTCAAATACTGGTAGTTAATCAGCTTTGCCACTTAGCTCACGTATTTTTTCGTTTGCCCATACCATCATTTCACTGCCACCCCAGCCATAATACTGCAAGGCGTTGCAACTTTCGTCGAAAGGCTTTGCCTTATCCAGGGTGTTTTTGTTTAGAAAATTGGCTATACGCCTTATCTCCCCTTGAGACAGAGGCGTACCGGCCAATATTTTCTCTCCTAGCTTCACTCCAATGCCTTTTATGCACTTGGAATTGAATTTTTGTTGCCACTCAAGCGCTAGTTTCACGTTATCCCTTGCCGTTTTAGGGTAAGAGTTGAAAAACATATTCTGTGGCGCCTTATTTTGTGTCGGTGCTGGCTCCTGAGACGGTTCTGGCGTCGCGTTAGGCTGCTGATCGGTCACAATTTCTATTTCCGTATGGTCAGCAATCCATTTCCGGCGTTCTTCAGGCGTTAACTCTGCCCAAACTTGAGGATCTACGTTCTCAGTCTCAGGGAATGCGTTATACGGCACTATGGTTACAGACTCAGTGCTACCCATGAGCTTCAAAAGCATGTCGTAGTGGTCCGTTAAAATCGCTTGGAACGGTTTTACACGCTGCTGCATGACCTTTGTCGCTGCGCGTAGAGTATTCCCATCACCCCCTAAAGAAACACCTTCTGAAATATTCGCCAGTATCCCCGGCACCTTCATTGCAATCGTGATCTTCTTTGTAGCCTGGTCGTCCTGTGTTCTGAACAGATCAGAGTTTGCGGAGTTTGGAATAGCCATGATCTCTGGCCACTCTTCCTTATTCGCTCCCCATGCCGCAATCATCCGGTGACGGGTTTTAGCACCCTTTCCGAAGTTCTTTGACATCTCGTCATTGAACGCCTGGCCTTTGGGAATGTCCTCGCCTGCGCTATTCTTCAGTCCACTGGGGTCGTTAGGGTCGCCAATCATCTTCATCACCACCTCCTGGAGGAAACCATTCTCAAGGTTGTTGTCGAAGTATACCGCCGCGTTCTTTTCAACGTTCATCCACTCCTTTGCTGAGACATAGTCAGGCATCGGATAAAATGGATCTTTCCTATCCCTGATTCCGAACCAGAATATCTGACCCTTCCAGTTTTTGTCTCCTGCGAACTGAGTTATCGCCTGCTCAGGGGCGAATGAGTCGTAAATCTCAGTGTCCTGTGATCTGTACTCACCTGTCCCAAAATATGGATTATAGTGTATCTTCGAAATTATCCCCGCGTCGTCAGGCTTGCCCAGTCGGCAGTAGTTAAAAGGCACCGGATAGGCAGCCGCGAAAGCCCCGCCTTTGGTGTACTTGATAATCGCCGCCATACCCCAGTAAGTAGCTAGAGTATTCCCCATAATGGCGTGATACTGAAAAAGCGTTAGCCCTTGCGGATTAACTTTCTTTTTCTCCAGCTCCTTGCCTTTGTTGAAGCCCTCGCCGATTATAAAGTCTGAGATGGTGGAAATACACGCGGTCGCCGTTGGGCTTCCCTCGATTAAGTCTGCAAGTTTGTTTGGAAATGCGTTGTATGGCCCGAAGGGCAGGTAATGTCCCTGGAGGTCGATCTGCGATGAGTACGCAAATTCACGCTGGACAAAATTGAGAACCTTAACGAAGGCGTGCTTTATATCCATGTTATCGGAGGCGTCGAGCCTGACAACCGAAATATAACAAGCCTTAAAATCGGATTATTGAAACAACGAGTTCAATCCGAACCGGTCGGGTACCTCTTTTAGAATTGATTTGTAAAACTCGCAGTAATATCCTGCGCGTGCGTTCTTCAAGTCGTTGCGCATGCTTGACCTTTCAATATTATGTCTGGCTGTGCTGTTGCGAATCTTCTTTTCGTAATCCTTCCTCACCCATGACATGTGTTTCATGACCACATCCTCAGTGTAAACTACGCCTGAATTGATGTTATACGATCGTGTAGGGTCAATCCGGATCTGTCCATTGATCCACGCGAACGGATAGGACCGATTAAAAAAGTGCATCAGGCGCGGTGTCAGTTTGTGGATGAAAGGGACCAAAGTAACATCCCGGCCTGTGGTCAGGGTCGGAGATTTAAAAAACACATCACACGGACAAACGACCCCATCTAAATTCTCAGCCTCAATACGGGCCTTTACTTTCAAGAATTGTTCTGGTTCATAGAACTCGTCGGAGTCCAGACAAAGTGCATGTGTGGCTCCCATTTCACGGGCAAACTGAAGCCCTGCGTTTCGTTTGGCAGTTTCATTTCCAGGTACAGAAAGGCTTTTATTTGGCTCCAGTTGCCGAAACCACACGGGCACATTGGTTATTTCTAACTCCTCGGCGCTGCCATCCGGGCCTGTGGCACGCTCATAGTAATTAGATTGCTTGCTGATGATGACAATCACCATATCAACCAGTGGTCGAATGTTTTTAATCGAGTGCTGGAGCATATCCCAGTCATCCCACGAATTGTAATAGGCGGCGAGCTTCATTTTTTAATTAGCATTAAATTTGCTTAAATTGCGGTGTAGGCGCTATCCTGTACGCGTCTAGTGGACAATCCACAGAGATATAAAGGGCTGTCGGGGATAGACAGCCCTCATTGTTTCCACTTATCCCCATCTGGGTGTGGACACGGCTCATCAATCAACCTCGCTTTAGTTTGCAATGGGCAGCCGCAAACCCCACATACAAACCATTTTCTTTTCTCGCATCCTGCGCATATCTTTAAACGCTGCTGCGCTATTTTATTATTCCGGTTGGTGATAAAATACCACCATGCTAAGGCTATCCTGAGTATAGGCATACGCTGTCGCTTACTTTCATTACTTCACGATGGGCATAGTACGCAAAGAAGGTATCCTGCCCTTTTAAAAGTTCCTTTTTGGTATTGTGTAAAACACAGCTCATCACGGCCTGATCGTGCCTGTGACCACGTACACGCCTATCCTGACTCTCTGTAAAATCCTCATTGTCCCATTCACCTGGATACAGGTCTTTTGCGACGTCTTTATACTGATTAAAAGTATTTGTCACTGACAGGAAACCAAAATTAAAGCCCATACAGCAGGCCATAATCTGTTTTATCTGAAATGAATTTTCACGGCCTATTTTGAAGTAATTCAGCGTGCGATCATTGCACCACATTCCCAGTGGGTGGCCGATGTTCTCGAAGAATACATACCCGTGGTTTTGGATCCAATCAAACACCGGCTGAATGCTTTTTACTGCCCATAAAGGAGAATCAGCCCACAGGATCAAATCGTAGCCCATATCACGGGCTTTCTGTATGGCGTAAGGTTTGAATGCGTATGGAATTTCTGAGTGTTTTGGGGAGCCTATTTGCGCGTAATCAGTGAATCCTATAAAGTCTCCATCAAAGTTACCCTTTAGTGACTGTTCAAGGCGCTGGAGTTTTTTCCTGTATGATCCCGTAGAATCAGCGAACGAAACAACGGCTTTTTTCATCTTGCGTAAATAAGATTCTCCCCTGACGTGTAAATCACTCTGAATCCTTCCATGATCTTGTCGTACTCTGCCTTTACTTCGGGCTTGCTGTTCCACTCAAGTACTACAAGTTTTGTTTCTGTAAAGTCAATGTCCTTCAGGAACGAAAGCTCTGCGCCTTCGCAATCTATCGAGAACATATCAAACGTCTTCAGCTTCCACCGGTTAAGCGCCGTTTTCCATGTGTAAGTCTTTACCTCGATAGGATCATATTGAACAGTGCGATCAAATCTCGCTTTCTCGTGAGCATGAAAAGTACTAACCAGGCCAACGTCGGCAGGACTACATAACGGACCGGATTCGTAAAGAGGCGCTGTGCCGTTTTTGTTTGAGATCGCATAGGGGTAGCAATAGATTCCTTTGTGTCCGTCGTATAGTTGTTTGAGGCGTTGAAAAGCACGCGGTGACGGCTCCACGCAGACGCCTTGCCAGCCTTTGAGAGCCAGAGCACGGACATTTGAAAACGTGGTTCCATCATTTTCGCCCAACGAGGCGAACGTTCCGACGAAGTCACCGAAGTAATCGAGTATGTACTTTTCTTCTTGTGATTGACTAAATGGCATAGGCTTGCGGAAATTGTTCACGTTCTATAAATCCTTCTTTCTTCTTTTGGTACAGGCAAAACACATTATTCCCTGTCTCGTAGTTGTGCGCCGATACTGTGTTCTTCAGTTCGATGATGTGATAGCCTGACTGTATTGCAAAATCAACGTGAAACTTTTCGTCCATGTAATGTCTACAGTGTGATGGCCAGTTTTTGGTTCGGGGATTCTCATGCAGCACAAATCCGCCTACCTTCGTCAGCTTGTCGATGTTCGTATAGCACTGATACAAGTCTTTGACGTGCTCAGAAAATCCAGCGTCAACAACGAGGTCAAATTTCTTATTAGTCTTGATTGGCTCCGCCATATCCCACTGTTTGGAATCGTTGTTGCCGTTCAAATCTATTGACATATACTCCACGTTGAATAGCTTATACCATTCCGATACGTACGGCTCAGGCTGCTTGTGTGAGGTGTAGTTTATCTGATCTCCGAGATCGCATATGGATCGCACCTTATGCTTTTCCATTAGCATCTTTACCGCCTCAATAGTGCTGTATAAATAACCCATTTATTTGTTGATGACGTAATCGTAAGTGTATATCTTTTCTTGGATGTGGTGTTCAGTCTTCAGCAGGCGTTTGTCGTGGATCATCTTGGCCCAAGGGTAATCCTCTCCTTTTGTTTTATCTGGAAATTTAATGTGATGCACTAAATCACGTCTAATACAAGACAAATGATTGGGAAATCGATAATATTTGCCATCCCTCTCCTCGTATGATTCACCCAATTTTATAATAAAATCAACCTTAGACACAACAGGTGATCCCGGCCTATGCCTTGTGTGCATCTCACCACAAAAAGTAATAACATCAACACCTTTATTAATACCCTCCATTAATCTGTCTACATACATAGGGTGAATAATGTCATCATCATCAATGAAAACAAAATAATCACTATCAGTATCTCTGATCATTTGATTTCTTTTCGCACCTGTTGAAATGGATCGCCCTTTGTCATTGATGTATTTTTCTATCTGTCCTGGGTACTTAGCTATTTGTGGGTCTATAGCTGAGTTAAGCCTTCTCAACATTTGTACATTGAATGGCTCATTGAGAGTCGGTATAAGTATGGATAGTCGGTACATTTTATGTGGTAGCTAAGTGTCCCCATGAGATACCATCTCTTATTTTGTAAACAGTTGCTCTGTGCACATTAAAATACTTTGCTACTCTGTATCCTTTATGCCCATTGTCCATGGCTTCCTTTATTACGTGCACTTGAATATCTGTCAGTTTAGACCATGGATGAGATTGACCTTTAATTTGATTTTTACACAGACCAGAACCAAAAGCATGTATCATATTATGCTTTTGAGTGCACCACTCTAGATTTTCAATCCTATTGTCT